CATCCACTGTATAGGAAGATTATGCTCGGTCATAATTCTACAGAATTTTCTGAATTCTTTCAGTGATCCATTAACTAAGCTGTCACTAAAGTAAAATAGATCAACACCATGTTTTTTATACTGGTAGATCATTTCTTCGGCAACTTCTTCACCTGGTCTAAATTTATATTTGTTCCAAACTTGACCAATACCACAGAATGTACATTTTCTAACACATCCTCTTGATCCCGTGATTGTAACCATATTACCTTTATAGCTACTAAGATCGAAATCACTATAATCAGGATATGGCAACCCGGCTAAATCTTGCATTTGTGCAAAGTTGTACGATTTACCATTTAATAAAGCAGGGAAAGCTCTATCGCCTTCACCGATTATATAATGATCAACTAAACCCATTTCAACCATTTTATCGGCAAAGTTACCCTTGCTATTATCGTCAAACCCTTCGCCTTTAAGAATACCATTACCACCTAATACAATCTTACTTTTTATACCATATTCCTTTATGGATCTAAGTAACAATTCTGTGGATGCTTGAGAGTTATGCGAAAACAATGATATACCAATCCAATCATATCCTTCAAGCTTTTCGCAATAATCAAAAAAGTATTGCTCATATTCGGGCTTAATAGGGATTGCTCTTTCACACCACAATGTTGCTTCAGTACCAAATTTTTTAATAAAATCATGATTTAAATCGAAACATTTTGATTCGATTCCTTCATTGTTTAGAACACCTTTAATATATGCTATCCCTGGTGCTGGAACGTTTACGTCGTGACTTGGGGCTGAGACTAACGCTACTTTCAAAATATAATCCTCGATTTAATGAAAAAGGGTGGGATTTTACTCCCACCCCGGTATTTATGCCGCCTTTTCTAGTGTTTCTTCGATTTCAGCTATGTGATCGTCTAGGTATGCCTTCTTTGTTAATACCTTGTGCATTCGATCTGTTCTCCCTTGTTTTCTATATCGATCTGCGTACCAGCCAAGTTGTCTTGAATCTTTTTTTAAGCGCTCGATAGTTGCTGAAACCATATTTACTGTTCTCCTAAAAGAAAAGGTGCCTCACCCCAATTGGGATGTGCACCTCTTTGTTATTATTGTTGGTTAGGAATTAAGTGAAGTGTCATAAAAGTCCAGGAAATGCCTCCTCTACAATTTTAACGGTAAGTCCCTTTACTGGTAGCTTTTTATTAATCATAGCGCATACCAGCTCGGCATCTTTGGGATGAATCGATTCGACAATCCCAAGGAAGATCTTCTCACGTTTAACGGCAGGCATACGTGTGCCCGGACCGCCTTTAACGCAATATTTGAAATCTACATTCTTACGAAGAAGTGTTGAAGGTGCATTGTGCTCTTCTGAGGCTGTATAAGGAACCTCACCTTGCGGAAGCAACCACTCGATTTTTGGATCGAGCGCACCTTTAATGATATCTTTGAGTGCCCAAGATTCGTGCTGCTTTAGCACTTCAATCTTTTCTTTGCGTGTCTTTGCTTTTTCAAATTTTTCAAACACTTCATATACATCTAAATTTCTAGCCATCTTAAAAGAATTCCTCTACTACTTCAACTAGCAAGCGACACTGCTTCGAGATAAGATAAGGTAGCACCTTGTTACGAGCAGGCGTCTCATATGATTCAAATTTATTTATGATTTCTTTCTTTACAGAATCAGGACATTCTGACTCTTCTGTAAGAACAATCATCTTTTTGTTACGAAGATAGTTACGATACACTTGTTCACCAAGTGCATGTGGATCTTCGATCAGTGCTTCTTTCTTTTTCTTAGACAGTACGTTTTGACGCTTACCTTCGACAAGGAACGTATCATCATCCGAAAGCACGTTTGGTACACCATCGCCAGAACAACCTTTAAGAATGTGTTCCAGCTGATACAAGCGTGGGTTATCATCTTTAACAAACTTCTTAGTGTTTGGCGAGAACTGGTCTACGTTGCCATACTTCTGAAGCTGGATAAAGTCGTGGTCAGCAGAGACAATCATAACCTTTTCATAGTTACCAAACTCTTGTGTCCACTTAGTGATTTCTGCAATGGCATCATCTGCCTCGCAGCCCCACTGATGAATAACTTTCCAAGGCATGTTAGCTTTAATTTCTTCAAGAACCATATTAATGTTCTTGAATGCTACATCCCAATCGATTTTGGATTCGTCACGGTTTTGTTTACGCTTACCCTTGTATTCGGGATAAACGTCTTTACGCCAGTTACCACCGGCATCCGCAACAATAACCATTTCGCCATAGTCCTTGAACTTCTGGCGATACATGCGGATTGAGTTTAGGATCATATGACGAATAAGGTTTTCGTCATCGTATTTGGCTTGTCCCATTACAATAGGTGCAATGGCAACACCGCTGAAGTCAAGTAGAATCATATTTTATCCAATGGTTTTGTTGAGCATTTCTTTGTATTCGCACTTAAGAGCTTTAGCACCCTTGATTGCGATCTTGCGGAGAGCTTCGATTTGTTTTTCGACGTTTTGTGTACATGCACTGTATTCACGAACGATGATCTGACCGTTGTCGCGAACGGTGATAGCAGCGTAACCCAATACTTTTTCGCCCGAGCGGGAGGGAACGTTTTTCATGCGAACGAGTGCGGTGTACATGGTGTATCTCCTTTTGTTACCTTACTAATATAGGGTATGTAGCAAGGAATGTAAACCCCCCAATCGAACTTTTTTCAAATTATTTTAAACTTTTTACATGGTTCCTGTGGATACGACAATTGATAATGCCGTTATAGTAGTTGTCGTCTAGCAGTACATTTCTATCGAACTGCTCTTTGGCTTCGAGATAACCAAGCTCACCTTTCGATTTGCCGAAATATAATATCTCACGATGAAAGTTCTGCTCTCCGTGTTCGACGAGCAGTTGCTTGACGAGGTCGCTGGATCCGTAGTACTTTCGCCAGTCGGATTCAACAACACTTCTTCGTTTTCGGGTTTTGCCTTTGAGTGGGGGTAATGTCTTTTTGGACCAGAATGTCTTCTTACCCACATACATCTTGTTATTGGATTTATCTGTAATAACATAGACAAATCCCACCCACTGTTTTAGTTCTTCTTCGGTTGGCTCAAAAGCCTCATTCTTATAATACCACATAACGCCTCATAAAGTTGCTTTACGCCTTATTTATGTGACGTTATAGAAATGGTTTTAAAGCGCTATAAACGGTTTGAAGATCCTCATTTGAATTATTGAGTGATGCAATAATCCTAAATTTATTACTATAATTTACATAAGAATGTGGTCGCCCGGTGTTTAATAGAATAGGTTTATCCATTAAAACCTTTTCCATAACATTTTCATCAACGTCTACCCACTTTTTATCGCCTGGTTTATCCTCAAGGGATCTATCACCAAATCTTATATTTTTTGTTACTTCTGGTAATGGTTCACCTAAAACAGAATAGTCATCATCTTTCATTACAAGCGTATAACCTTTTTCAAGATCTACTTGGATAGGAAAATTAAGACCAATTTTTCTACTTCTATCAATGTGAACATCAAACATTTTTTTAGCAGGTGGCGATATGTAAACGTTTACCCCAAATTTAATACCTTCAATGTTAATACTATATGCAGCCATTTTATCTAACTGCATCATTAAAATTAACTCTTCATCCTTTTCCGGAACATCAATATCTAAATATCCATCCCCCATATAATCCATTGAGATGTCGAATATTTTTTGGGTATAATGTTCCGGAAAATTATTATATTTTACATATGTAAAATTTGGGTCAATCATCGCTATCTTCTTCAGCATCCATTAAGCTGGAATATGATTCGTAACCACACATTGGGCAATGATATGGTTCTTCTTTACTATTAATCACTGTGACGCGGGTTTCCACGCCACAGTGATCGCACTCGATTAAGTACTCTGCTAGTCTCACTTATGCCTCACAAGATACGCAAGTCATAATATCACGTACGAGTTCTTGTGCGGGGTTCGATGAACGTTGGTAATAGAATGTTTTCACGCCGAGTCTCCATCCTTCGATAATTAATGCGTTAATATCTTTTACCGGAGCTTCGTGTGGAATCATCAAGTTTAAGCTCTGGCTTTGATCTATATATGCCTGTCGAGCTGCTGCTTGTTGTACAACGTTAAGTGGAGAGATTTCGGAGAATGTCTTAAAGACGTTCTTTTCATTCTCGGTTAGGAAGTCGAGATGCTGGACTGAACCTTTGCGCATCAAAATGTCGTCCCATGTAGCATCATCATTCTTACCGTGCTTTTCCAATACTTCTACAAGCCAGGGGTTTCTGTAGGTAAAGACGCCTTTGGCAAGGTCTTTGACGAAATAGTTGGAGGCAAGAGGCTCGATGGAGGGTGAAACTTGTCCGAGGATAAATGATGATGAAGTAGTAGGAGCAATAGCAGTACGAGTAAGATTGCGCTCACCGTAACCTTTAAGACCTTCCGGTTCACCATAGATTTCCGCCATTTCTTTCGATGCTGCGAGTGAACGCTCGTCGATAAATTGACTAATCTCTTCACCCAGTTCAAGAGCATCGAACGACTCAAACGGAATCATTTTCGAGTGAAGAAGCGAATGCCAACCAAGCTGGCCGATACCAAGTGCACGCCAATGCTTAGCAAAGTTATGTGCAGTTTCCATAAAGCGTACGCCTTTGGTCTTACGGATATATTCTTCCATAACCGCATCAAGGAAGTACGTCATCGTTTCTACTGCATCTGTATTTTTCCATTCGTCCCAGGTAACCAGGTTCATGGAAGACAAGTTACAAACGAACGTCCAGTCTTTGCTAGATGGCAATGCAATCTCAGAACACAGATTCGATGCATAGATCGGATAGTTGTGGTCTTTCAGTACTTTGGGCTTGTTGTTGTTTACAGTGTCAGTAAAGAACAGATATGGATAACCAGTTTCCTTACGCTTACGCAGAACCTTTGCCCATACCTCACGCTTTGCTTTATCGCCAGTAATCATGGCTTCCATCCATTCATCAGTGATAGTCACACCGATTGAAATGTTTTGGATGGTAGCACCAGGCTCACGAATCTCTAGGAACTCATCAATATCAGGATGATCAATGTTGAGATAAGCAGCAAAAGCGCCTCGTCGTACCGATCCCTGACTAATAACATCAGTCCCAGTATCGTAGAGCCGCATATAATGAACAGGACCATCAGCTTTACCTCCTCCTTTGATCGCGCTCCCGCGCGGGCGAAGCTCACCGAAGTAACCAGATGTACCCGCACCGAGTTTTGTCTGTACACCAACCTCTGCCATTTTTTGCAGGATTTCTTCGATAGAATCTTCTACCTTTACACCGTTACAAGAGATAGGCAGACCACGGGTTGTACCGAAATTGGACCAGACAGGTGAAGACAGGCTGTAGTAGCCTGCCAACATATACTTATTGAACTTCTTGGCAAAGCCAGGTTTGTTCAAGATCTTCTCTGCCGCTTGTGCAATCTCCCAGATGCGTTCCTCTGCAGATACGCCTTCCTCAAGATAGCCGCGCGACAGGAATGTACGTGAATCTTCGTTTAGCCAATCAAATGCCATTATATACTCCTATTAAAATAAATCGTCTGCTGATACGCCCTGGCCACGAGCATAATCAACTGGTCTGCCATGGAAAAAGTCTACCATGTTTGAACCATAAAGACCTTCATCAAACCACTTTGTTAGTTTAATCATATCTTTATCGTAAGTGATGTTGTGATCGAAGCCAATCTGTTCCAGACTATCTACCATACGTTTTTTGATGAATTCGATCAGGATGTCGCTGGATAGACCCAGCTCTTCGTAGTCACCCATGATCCAACGAATAACATCAGACTCATAGCCAATAGCTGCTTCGATCTCTTCTGCAATACGTGCTTCCAGCTCTGCGTCAAACAGTTCAGGATATTCTTCACGCATTGTGTTAATTAGTTTAATACCGCATTGTGCGTGTAACATTTCTTCATTACGTGTATATTTAACCTGCTGTGCAGTGTCTTTCAGAATAGCTTTGTTCTTGTTCATGTGCAAAATAATATAGAATTGTGAAAACAGTGAAACGTTCTCCACAAACAAAGTAAACAGAGTGATAGCGTAAATATACTGCTTTTTATCGTCTTTGTAAACATTTTTGCTGTACTTACGGAGATATTCTACACGACCGGCAATAATTGGATTCTCAAGATTGCGTTCGAAGATATCGGTCAGACCTAATACATCCAGCAGCTTTTCATATGCCATATTGTGGATAACTTCAGAGTTACCCATAGCATAGCCAAGATCACGGATGGATGGGTGTGGTAGGTTATCGCCTAGGTTAGCCCAGAATGTCTTAACAGCTACTTCGATCTGTCCAATAGCAGAAAGAGCACGCACAAGGACTTCACGTTCCTGTGGTGTCATTTCAGACTTAAATTGTGAGTAATCAGAGGTAAAGTTAAATTCTTCAGGTGTCCAAAATCCGCTCCAGATCGCATCAATGAATTCTTTTGTCCAAGGATAAAGGTCTGGCTTCCTAGAAATTTGTTCTTCGAATAACATTTAATTCTCCGCATACGAACAGCACAAGCCGATTGTCCCGACTGGTCAGGCTTTCTGTTTCTTGTTAAGTTGATTGTCTTAATGGTAGTATTATATATGAAACGACAAAGCTTGTAAACAGCATATTTCGTATATTTGAAATATTTTTTTACACTATATGCTATTTTTTCTCAGGTTCTTTTGGATCCCCTGTGATTGCCTTTTCATAGTATGCAATGATCTCTTTTTGTTGTAAAATGTATCTACGTAGATCATTAACCCCAATAGCTAGGTTTTCATAGCCTTTCGGAGTAATAGCCATGAATGTAATCGATCCACCTTCTTGTTCGATCTTTTTTAAGGCAGCATCGAGATTTTCTTCAGAAACTACAAACCACTCCGAGTCGGGAAAATCTACAGCCCGAGGTGGTTCTTGCAAAGGAACGTTTTGACGCACGTAGTCCTTTGAGATTACGATTTCTTTATCTGCTGGTTTGGTACAGTTACTCAGCAGTAGTAGGCTGGTCGCCAGCAGAGCTAGGTGGTGTAGTTTCATTCTTCAGTTCCTCTCGTAAACGATCGACTGCTTTATTAATACGTTCAGCTAGACCATCGGGATCTACCTGTGCCTCACGAGCAATATCAATCTCGCTAAATCTTTTTCTTAAGCTTCCTAAACGATTTTCAGCTTCTTGTAACTGAGAAGTTAAACGTCTATTCAGTTCGGCATTTCTTTCTGCATCAGCCTGGATGGTATTAATCGTATCTTCCATCGTCTGAACAGCCATTTTCAATTTGGTGTTATTTTCACGAAGTAATGCGATGGTAGATTGTGTACTTGTATAGTAGGAATACGCACCATAGCCAATGCCACCAAATGTAGCCATAACAAATAGGAAAAGGTATAATCTAAGCATTTGTACTATCTTCCATATATTTTCTAAAACGTTTTAAAAGGACCGGGGTTTTATCTTTTTTACGACGGCGATCAGTAACACTGTTTGCCTTAAACTTTGGACCCATGTTCTTCGTATCTTGTGGAATTCCTGCATCACCAGTTGTCATCATTTCTTCTTGCAAACAAGCCTTGCAAAATTCAGATGCATATTCTGCACAATCTTTACATTCTGGTTTCATCTTAGTAGCTCCAGGGACGTAACGTATATTT